TTCTTTAATAAAGAATGTTTGAGCAAGAGGGTCAATTGCAAATGGTCTACCAACAACTGTTCGAGTGGTTGACGATCGTATAATTGAAGTTTCAGGCATTCTTACTGATGATGTTAAACTAACTTTATCAATATTAATGTTATATGCATTATATGATAAATCTCCACGTGATGTTTTTGCAGAGTCAATGTTACTATATGTATCAACATCAACTACCGTTAATTGTCTTTCACCAACAAAGAATGTACCTGACGGTAATTCAAACACGGCTCTTAATACACCATTAGCATCGGTAGTAACTGGAGCATTTAGTTCGCCAAATTTCTCAACATCTCTTGCTCTTGTTGCCTCGGTAGTTCCAGGACGTACTTTATTATCTACCTTAACTTTATCAAAGAAGAAATAATGTTGAGTGTTAGGACGTAAACCTGACATATAAATTTTAAGGTCTCTTGCTCTCATGTACGGTTCAAATTGAATATCAGATACAAAATCACCGACCGCAGTATTTTGTTGAGATGATCCAGTACTAAGAGACGTATTCGTTGTTGTAGTTGATGTAATATCTTGCCAAATATTATTTCTAATATTTCTACGTATTCTATTTGTACCTGTGACTACATCACGAGTCATTGGAATGAATGCTTGTAAATCATCAACAAAGTTATTAAATGGTGTGGCTATATCAATGTCTAATCTCATTGGATTAGTTTCTACATCGTGAGCCATATCGTGGTCTGGTGATAATTGACCAACACCGTCATATGACCAATAGTTTGATACACAGTTTCTAAAGTTGGTGGCATATGTTTGTGACAACACAGTCTTATTATCGTTTCTTACAATAGAAGCTACATCTGCATCATTCGTTGTTGGGAATATTGACGCCGATGAAGTTGATTTATATTTTAAGTCTAATGGGAATGTTCTTAACGCAGGAGTAAGAGTTTTTGTATCACCTCTAATTGCCGCATTAAAGTTAGGGTTTTCCAAATTAGAAATATTAGTATCATTAAATGGATCTACTAGGATACCATTTTTAAACCTTGTTAAACCATTTTCGTCAACGATATTCATATTTTGAGTTTCTTGTTCAAGCTGACTTAAGCTAACATAATACTCTAAATTTTCTACTCGTTTTTCAACATCTGAAATATCATCCATAGTGTATGTTTTTGTACCAGCTGGTTTAGATGTTACCGCATAATATGATTTACTTTGATTAAGCGCTTCTGCTGGTGATAATGCTGGATATCCTGGAATTGTAATATGAGCAACTAGGAATTGGTCCGAACCAACCTTTGGAGGTGAAGGGAATGTTTCTTCCTTACCTTGAACGGTGGTAACTTTACCATATGAGTCAATAATAATTGCATCAATACGAGAGTTCCAAGTTTCAACATTAGATGATACATCACCATTAATTTGTGGTATAACGTAATCATTGGCACTAAAGGTTGGCTGTGAAGCCCCAACATTAGCAGAAATAACTGAGGCGGCGCCTGGTGTCAACGCTGTGTAACTTGCGCCTGCTCCAAGGTCAGCATATGGTCTAAAGTCAATACACTCTCTGAGCCTATATGTTGTGCCTGTGGTTGATTTAAATATACCCATGTCTGATGTTCGTATTTTTTCAGAAGGTAAAATTGCTGTTGCATCATCAATTGGATAACTTGCAACAGTAAAGAAATTTGAACCGGTTTGAGAACCACTAATTTTAAATACCTTGAGTCGTACTGTACATGTACCTGCTGCTGGTACTGGTCGACCTGGGATAAGTTCTATAAATGATATGTCATAAAAATTATCTTTTTGGTTTGTATTTAATCTAAAGCTATCAGTATAGTCATCGCCATTAACGTCTTCAATACTTGTAATACTATATACATCAGGGAAACCTAAACTATATTGAGATTTATTAGTAGCATATGTAAATTTAATATATGGATTAACTAATGATTTATTATATGCTGTTACATCTGTATTATTAAATATTCTTTTATTATAGTAAACGTCTGCTACAGGATCTGAATTATCTGCAGGGTCTAAACTAATTGTAAGAACTGAATTATTTAATGATGTTACTGAATTTAAAACATTGATACGAGTATTAGATGCGTCTACAACAACTATATCACTTTGGTCAACCGCAAAGTCTTCGTTTCCGTTTGCCGCGTTAATAACTATTTCATTACCTGAAACTGATACGCTAGTTGCAAGAGTGCGAATAGGAATAACCAAATCAGTTAATGCCTTAATGCTTCTTGAGCCCGTATCAAATATCATTGGTGCATCATTTGTACCTTTGATTTGTGAACCTACTGGTATCGTAATTTCACCAGCTGTGCCAACTATTTTTACAACATCGGCAAATGAATATGATGGGTATAATAGTTTAACTCCAAATAAGTATAGTCTTGTAGGAGTAATATTTTTAGCAAAGGCCTCACCAATTTTTGTACCGTTTGCTCGTTGTAATTCTAATGTTTCGTAATTTAATCCGATAGTACCAGCAATAGTTGTAACGTCAACATATGATCCATAATTAAGAGATGTTGACTCATTAGTCTGTAAGGTAGAAGTTGATACATCAGAAATTACAGTATCTTGGAAACCTTTGTTTTCAACTTTATAACCTTTGATATAAGCTGAACCTTTTCCAACTAACGCCGTCAGATCTGATCCTCTTCGCTCTACTAATACTTTAAAATCATCGACGATATAATCGCCATTTGTTTCATATGTACGTTTAGCTAATTCTTCATTAATAGAATTAAACTGTGCAACGTCTCTGAGTGTGACCGCTGATCCATTTTGGTATCTGATTAATGTAAAGAACCCTGCATCAATATCAGCAACAGCAGTTGACTTAACACTTAATGTTGGAACCATTTTAAATCTATCGGCACCTGGCGCGTTTTCGTTTTCTGAACCGTTTGCATTATCGAATAGACTTGTATCTTGTAATGAGCTTATTATTGATTCAGTAACTGCGTAACCAACTGATAAGTCATCAGGTAAATTAGTATATGGAGCTACGATAAGAGTTTGGTCAGCGGCGAATAAGAAATGACCTTTTTGGAATATAACACCAGCCGCGGCTTGAATACCAAATGATTCACCAGTCGAGTCAGGTAAATTAGTTACCTGTGCTGTTGCCACATTGAGCTGAGTTTCAATAAGAGTTGAACCGTCATAACGATACTTATTGATTTGTAAAGCCTCACCGCCTTCAAATTGTTTAACATCTGACGCGTTTGTATTTAAGTAATTAATAAAAAATGTATTAAGATTTGGTGGACGTGTTTCAAAACCTCGGGCAGCAGATATAATTGAAGCTACCAATCCAGTGTTGTCTCCAACGATTTCATATTTAGTTTCAATAGACTTTGTAGTTCCACTAATTACTTCATCTTGGATAACAGGAATATACGCCTCAGGATCTGGGATTGAGTTTGTTAATTTAACATATTGTAATCCATCTAAGCTTGTAAAGTTACACCCTTTGACGATGCTACCTTCTTGGTAAATATTATCGCCAAATTGCTCAACTTGATTTTGAAGAATGGTTTGTAACTGAGTAAGCTCTCTAGCTTGGACAGCGTAAGCAGGTTTAAACAGAATTTTATAAAACTGCTTCTCTATATTAAAATCGTCAAAATATGGAGCAATATTTAAATTTTTATTAATAGGCATCTATCATGTTTCCTTAAAATTCTAATACTAATTTGTATTCTTCCCGTGAGGTTCTTGTACGAACGAGAGGAACAAAATCTTCCATGAAGTATACTTGCCCACTTCTTTGGATGTAATCTGATTCTATCGTATTATTAGCTTGTGGACTATTTATTATAATTCTTTGACCCGTAGAATTAACAATTGCGGCAGTTGGATCAAATGATATATCGTTATTTGATTGGTTAGCAAATGGACCCATATAGTTTGAAATATACGCTGTGTTAGCTGTATCATCAACCTCGTGTATTTTACCAGTAAATGTAATTTTATTTGATGAGTCTAATTGAGTAACAACGTCACCTTCAATAGCATATAAGATGTCTTCTGTTACAATTTTAATTCTATTATCAAATACGTCTGGCGTATTTGCTGTATTGGCTGAAGCACTTACAAATTCTGGATTTTTAACAATACCGATATTAGAGTAACTTCCTTCTGAACCGATTTGGTTATTATCAGTTTCTGTAATATATCCATATAAAAGAATATGGCTACAATATAATTCATCAATGAAGTTATAACCATGGCCGCCGAATGGTGAAAGAACTGGTCTTAATTCTACCCTAACATCAACAGAGTTAGGATCTTCTGGAGCAAAGTCAAACTCAGGATCTTTGACCGATGCAGTTAAATTAGTATAACCACTTCCTGGGTCAAGGATAACAATATTTGTAATTTGTCCGTTAACTACTTCTGTCTTAGCCACTACCGTCTCCTTGTAATTCAACGGTTGGAATAATTGAAAATGTTGCGATATTTGAAACGCCGTCAGCTCGAGGTGTACCTACAACTCTTATTCTTCCAAGTCCTGTGTCTGGCTCATATGCATATGTATCAATTGTATATAGGTAGGATACGCCGTCTGGATTAGTAGCATATATTGTCATACCTGAATAAAAATTTTGAATTTGGTTAATACCAGCAGCTCTTAATAACATATCACCAGAGTTTGAAGGTGACGCTGCTAAAAATCCATCTAATGAAGGATAACCATTGTTATCAACTGGGTTTTGAATAAAGATGTCTGATAATTCTGAGCCATATACAATAGCAGATGTATTTGCATATGGGTCTGGATTTACATCAAATTCAACTGGTAAAGGGATATAACCAATCGCGTTATATGCTTCAAACTCATTTGATTCAATAGCATACATAAATTTCCATACGTATTTATCAGCTGTTCTATATATTTGGTCTGTTGTAAATGCATTCCAATTTGGTGGAGCAGATGAAGCCCCGCCGTTATTGTTATATAAACATTTAAATACTCGATAGTCACCAGTGTCGTTATCGTTTGGTCCTACTACGGCATAAAACTTTTCGCCATCTAAGTCAATCCTATCATCGTATTGAACATAAGTAGCGTCTTTCTGCCAAGGATGATATTTAATCATAAACTTAGTATCAGATCCAAGAACCTTTTTACCAAATACAGTATTTTCTAAAAACTCATTTTTACTATACTGTGCATTGGTCGCACTTTGGCGTGTATCTGTCGTAACAGAAGAAACGAATACATAAAAGTCATTGTTCTGAATGTCTTCCATAAACATTCTAGTTGTATCATTTTTTAATTTTGTAGTAAGTACTTCTGCCATGTCACCTAGCCTGCCTCTTTGTAATATTTATAAACATTTTCCTAACCTCTTCTACGTATATTAGGTCGTGGGTAAACTTTCCCAGATGCAGGTCTTGTTTTAAAATTTTGCTTTGGAAGTGTGTTTCCGTCTATTGGTCGTTGATTATACCATCTTAGATATTTATTTGCCGCGCCTTGTAAACTATTTCTATCGTACGCATCGTCTGTACCAGAGTCATACATGACATTCATGGTTGCGTTATTAAGTAACCAATCCTCTGCCTCTTCCTGAGTTAGGTTAGGCCAAGACTCTGCAAGCAAAGCAACAACACCTGCCACTTGTGGGCCTGACATACTTGTTCCTTGATACTTACCTAATTGATAACTACTATTTCTAGCATCGTTTACACCACCTGAGTGCAAACTACTTTGAATGGCTTCGCCGGCTGCGTAAATATCAACTTGGTTACCGCAGTTACTAAACGTTGCTTTAACTTCATTAACATTATTTGATGTAGCTCCAACGTTAATAACCGGATTAAACCCAGCACCGGAACCTGTACCGCGGTTAAGATAATATGTTTGGTCAAATCCATAATATTGTACTTCGTATGTATTATTCCAATCTTGGTCTGATTCGTTAACAGTTTTCCAACTATCATTACCTGCCGATGCTACAATAATAATTCCGTCATCTATTGCGTCTTGCATATCAGCTTGGCGTGAAGTAAACCAATTTGGGATATCCATTTCTAAAGATGGAGCATAACAACCACGAGCTCTTAATTCAGTTGTAGTTAAATCTCGTCCTGGGCTAAACTCTGTACCCCTATATGTAATACTTGTAATGTTACCAAAATTATCTTCAGCTGAACCAACAGGTATAGAACTACCATAACTATTGTTTGTAATAGTAGGATTGCGTCTACCAGTTGTAGGGTTAATGGCTTTTGTATTATGCCATTCTCTAATGTAATCCCACATCCTTGTACTTGATAAACTATTTGGGTTTGAACCATATGGACTAATGTTATAAACTGTTGCTGAACGTGCCCAACCTTGAGTATTCCCTGCTACAGTTCCACCACAATGGCAGCCATGATTATTATCAGCTTCATCCGCTACGTTTGTATATGAACCTGAACGATTATATGTATATGTACCATTTGATCCAAATCCTAAAGCACTTGTTAACGAAAACCAATTAAATTGATTAATTCTTGAAGCACCGTTTGCTGCTGGTGTATAATATGAAGGACCGTTATCATTATCCCTAAAAATATCTCTTAAAACAACAAAGTCTGGTTTACTTAACACTGGTTCAAAATATGATTTAAATAGGGCGTACCCTTTCGGATTATTAGTTAACATTCCAGATGGAGTTTTTACTGAGTCAGACCATTCCGGTGACAGTGATCCGCCATCCCAAAAAGTACTCATATCCCACATTGACCAGTTCATCAAATACATATATTCTTTATAAGCTACCTCAGCTGCCTCATCCACTGTTGCCCAATCGGATGCATAACCAGACGGATCAAAAAATCCGCCATCAATAGCTTCTTTCATAGCAAGGTGCAATTCTGTTGTTTGCCAATTAACATTATTAGTTGCTAACCAATTCACAGCTGTTTCAGATCCCGGCACCGCACCCATAATACCAAACAAATGTATTGTGTGCATAAGATGTTCTACAAGTTCTTCAATATCTCTATCACCAACCGACGGGCTTGGCCCGCTAATATTAGCATACCAAACCATATCGTTATGTACGTGGTTATCTAAAAAATCTACGTATCCTGCATACTGTGCAGCGCCTGCGTCTGTTAAAAAGTTTGGACTATATTCAGAACCACCACCGTATGCAATTCTTTGAACGGCAGGAAGTCCTGCGTGTATAGTTCCTGTAGCGCCTTGTAATGTTTTAATTAAATTGATTTGATGGTCTACATTAATAAGAGGATATGTTGGATCAATTAACAATGTTACCATTTTGGCAGTTTTTTCTGCCCACATATCAGGTACTGCGGTTTGACCTCCAACTGCGCCCGCAACAACCATCTTTAAACCACGAGCTGTTATTTGTCTATCAAATACTGCTCCATTAGATGAGTCACTTATAAGTGCACCATTTGAATAATCTGTCTCAGTTCCAATTGCTGCAAATTCTGGATGTGCTGGGTCAATATGTCCATCAACGATAACAACATCAACATTTTTACCTGATGCAGTTACGGTTAAATCAGAGTTTATATTTGCAACCCCATTATCTCCCCAGTTACTTCTATTTGCGGCTTCAGAATGTCTAAGTAAACCCCAGTTAAAATCTGTTGCGTCTGTATTCCAATCTTTTGAAAACTTTTGATTAACGACTGACCATCCTTGAGGTTTGGTAGTCAAATCAATTAATTCTACTAAGTCACAGCCCCAGACTCTAGGATCGTTTTTTAATTCTTTCGCTTCTTCATTGGTTAACATATAATGAGTATTGCGACTTATGTTTCTTCTATCAACAACGGGTACTGCTCGACCCGGAATGTACAACGCTCCACCTTCATTTTCCATGTCATCGTAAAAGGAATTTAAATCCTCTTTATTATGAAGTGTAACAATCCATTCTTTTTGCATGTTATGCCTCTAGTTTTAAAACATTAAGTGTTACTGTATGCGCAACTGATGATCCATGTTTACTTCTTACCTTGACTGGTATGTTTGTAGATGGAGTACTTTCTAAATTATAACCAATGGTTGCAGGCCCAATAATAACAGTTTCGGCACCTGCAGTAATTACCTCGGCAATGATACCAGCATCTGTTGCAGGATCTTCTGTTTCGAGTCTAGAATTATCTGCCGCTCTTGCTGAGTTACTTGTATAAAGTGTTACCCACGCAGCATGGCTTGTTTGAATAGTCATTAATGCGTATGTCTTATGACCAACAATATCAATATCGGTTGAGACACCGTTTGCGATCGCGGCAGTTGTACCGGATACAGCAGCTCGTGTTGATAAACCACCACTGCCTCCTCCACCAACTTCGGAATAATCTGCTAAACGAACCCAGGCACCTGCATGAGCGTAATATGCTTTACCAGTTCCATGTACGTGAGCAAACATACCATGATAGCTTCCCGCGGCAGGTAAGTCATTTTCTGCTTGGTATACGTTACCAAATAAAACTTTATTACCACCCATATCTAAATCTGAACCAGTTACAACACTTATAACTTCAGTATTTGATAAACCGCCACCACTACCTGATCCTGACGCTTGAGGAACCCATTCGTAATCAGTTCCTGACCAAGCTAATACTTGATTTGCGGCTGCACTGCCTATATTTAAATGACTATCAACATCAGTGTTTCCATACCCGTTTTGAAACGTTATTGTTCCATTACCGTCAGTTGTAAGAACTTGATTGTTTGCGCCATCGTTTACATAGAATAATAAACTTGTTGGTCTACCGGTTAATGAAGCAAATGCTCCATCAAACGCATCGTCGTATAATTCTGTAAAATTTTCGTTAACCTTAACAAATGCATTTCGTAATGGATCGCCGAGACCATCGTTACCAACCAATCCAACGCCAATCGTTTGCTTTACCATTATTTTGCTCCTAAGTCTTTTCTATCTATTTATTAAACTGTGTCAACTTTTAAGTTAACTGAGTCTACTGTAATTGTTGTTCTATCTGAACTATATCGTGGAATAGTTGGTGCTTGATCTGGTCCGACTATTGGATCTCCGCCAATTAATGGATCGTTTTTAATCGTTCTACCAAACTTGGCAGTAACTCCAACTACTTGTTTCTTTTTATATGCAAATGCACCAAATATTCTAGTACCTGCTAGGTGCACATTCTGTTTAAGTGTTTCTTTATATGAATCAAAATCAACAGTTGATTTAATTTGATATGAGTATTCCTGATAAAAGTCAGAATCATGTATTCTGTTTGAACTATCATAATATGTTCCGTCAACTTTATAACCATTTACGTGCGAGGTTTCACTTCCCCAGAACCCTGCGGTAATACCTTGAGAGTCTGCAAATAATTGACCCTTAGCTAATGTTTCACCAGCTTCGTTTGTAAGGAATACTATTTCTTCGTTTAAATAACCGAAGCCAGAGTTTGTAACTTTTACTTCAGATATTCTACCTGTAGCAAATTGAGTACGCGATTGTACATCGGCATTTGCGCCAAGTAATTCAGACGAATAATCTCTTTCAGTTGCTATAACTGTGTAAGATGTACCTTCATGCATAATGTCAGCAGTTACAAATCCATAGTATGCATATGGTCGAACTTGAATAAACCCTCTGTCAACATTAATAGCCGTTATAATACCAGATACACCTGTTGATGGCTGAGTAACACTATCTCCTACTGAAAACGCAGCACTAAATGGATTTATAATTAATCTCTGTTCGTATCTGTCAAACGCAATCATTACTTCGTCTCTGACTAATGTAAACACATCGTTTAAGTAATCTATTCCTGGATCAATATTTTCAAAATCATTAATTGTTCCAATTTCTAGTGGCGTCAAGGCAAAAGCGTCTTCAATGACAGTACTTAATGTTACGGGATCTGTCAAACCTGACATAGGCTGGGTCGCAGGGGCAGCATTATAGTTTGCCGCGTTTAAAGTAACGGCAAGGAATGGTGCAATAGGGTCAGTAATTAAAGAAATATTTTCAATATTAGAAAGAGACTCGACCTTAACATCTGTTATATCATTTGTATCCGGATATAATAATCCAGGTGAACTGTCATTCTTATCAGATATAGTAAATATTCCAGTGAGCGTAATGTTTGGTGTTCTGTCTAGTGTTGAAATATCTCGTGCTATATTTAAAGTATTGCCAACATCCATTTTAATACCAACGGCTGAAGAATTTTGACCAATAACTGTTCCCGTATTACCACCGCTATCAGTTATTCTTTCTAATAGAACAAATGATAAGTCTGGATTATTTAAAATAATAACTTGGTTTGAAACTTCAAGTCTTGTATTAGCTATCGTATATCCAAATCCGCCATCAGTTACTTTATAATCGACTATGCCTGTAAACTGGTCTTCTGTGTCAGTAACGAGGGCTACACCTCCAACACCATAATCACTTTTAATATAAACTTCATCGCCAACTTCATTACCTATGGTACCACCAAAGTCAAGGTCAACAATAACATCAGAAGCTGAGCCATTTAATACACCGAAGGATACATCTTTACCATCGACACGAGCTACAATATCGTCGTACCTTTTAAACGTACCCTTTACATCAGACAGATATAAAATTGGTGTAAGAGTATTATTTAAAAGAATAAAGTTAATTTTATCAACTGCGGCCGTTGCCTTTGATGTAGATCCAACAATTGTTTTACTTAATAAATCAAAATATTCGTAATATTTTTCTCCGGTTGAATCGTAAAACAATCCATTGTTTGGTATCATCTGTAAATAATTACCAGTCTGCCACTTAGATGTAGACGGTTTTAAAATGTATTTAGAAGGATTAAATATTTCAACATCTTCTTGGTAAAACATTCTAAAGAATAAGATAACACTAGACGCTGAACCTTTACGTCTATATAAATCCAATATGTTTTTAACAACTAACCGTACACTACTATCTTCTAATAAAGGTAAGTCTGCTAAAAACTTTTTCTGAAAGAATAAAATCATACTCGATAATGTTGTAGTAATATCGCGGTATTCAAACATCCTTCTTGCATTATATATTGATTGGTTAGGAGTTGTTTCTAAAAATTTATAATAATCAGTAACAAGTGAAACAAGCTCATCATTATTCTCCCTATAAATCGCAGGAAATTGTTGCGCGATTTTAAAAGATATTTGCTTTTCTACTTCTTTGGTATTGCTAACGGGCATTTGTTTGTGAACCTGTAAGTTTAATTGTTACATCAGAATTTTTAATTCCAAATATTCTTCCTGCTGGTGCTTTAATATCATTTGATATTGTATTGGCCTGTATTTTAATACCTGATCCGACAAAGCTATTAGCAATAAACCCTACTAAGTTAACTTCACCTGTTTTATAATCAACACTACCAACGATAGGTTTGAGAACTTTAGGGTTTGCGATATCGTTAGCAATAACTTGAATATTACCTCGGCCATCGTCTTGTAAATATACGTCAGTACCATCGAGTGTATATACACCACTCTTAATTGCTGGTTTATAATTATCAAATCCATCAGATTTGTCAAAAGGATATGGCTTAACAAGTGCAGCTTCAAACTTAAACGATGGATTAAGAGCAATACCTAAGGCTGGTGAATACTCAATATAAGGCATAATACTAACTGATGTACCAATGATTGCGTTTTCTAAAGCATCAATAGATGTAGTTATTTTGGAAATTCTTGCAAAAGTATTAAAGTCATCTAAATAAGTATCACTATAGAGTTTAATTGCGTCTCTTATTAATATCTCTAAGTCACCTTCAGATTTACTTGTAAGTTTTGAGTTATATGTAACATTGACTGTTGTACAACCATATAGGAACTTTGATGGAACAAATACAGGTTCAATAGCCAACGGGCTTCTATCTTTTAAATACTCAATATAAGTATTTGATAACGTCGTAGATAAACTCGTTTGGTTTTGACCAAGATATATTGAAATCGCAACCTTACCAAACTGTGGAGGTTCTAAATCCTCACCGCCGTACGCAGCAACTGATTGGATTTCAGGGAAGTTTGATTTTAATAAGATTTCATAATCAGATGTTGTTACTGCACGTTCTTGTATCTGTAATGATTTTGGAGCAAAGTATCTAATACTTTCCATTGACTCACGTTCAGCACCATTGCTTGCGCTCTGTATCGTTTCAACTACCGCCGAACCTGTAGAAGTTACTAGTGAGAAAGAAAACGCTCCATTACCTTCAACGCCTGATGTAATTCTATAACGTACTCTAATATCCTCAAATTCTTGTGGTTGAAAACCAAATACATTATTACCAAAGTAAATCGTATATCGCCCATCAATGTATGGTTCAATATAAAATACTTTATCTGTTGGTCCTACACCAAAAATATCATTCTTACGTAGAAATACATTTTCGTTTTCAGTAGCTTCAGCGTCAACGAATACAGAAATAGACTCAGTGTCTGCGTTTTCGTTTGAAAGTGTTACCCTTAAAATGCCATCGTCGTCAACAAAGAAACCTTCACGTTCAAAACTGGCTAGCATTTGCCCTTCAAAGATTTCAACGTTTTCAGCAACGAATGTTCTTGGTGCAGTTTTCTTGGCAACGTACATTTCATTGGTTACAAATTCAAAGTTTTCACCATTATAAACAGTTGTGAAAGGCGAGTACTGAGGAATTGTAATTGATTGACCTTCAGCATTCTCGTCTGTAATCGTAACCTTAACGATAGCCTTTGCCGATCGCCTAGATCTTGGTAAATAGTTTAATTCTTTTGCATGCGAAACAATAGAGTTTCTTAATACGGCAGAGTCAAGGAACATTTCATTAACTGCCATATTTGTATAGAAGTTATTTTGGTATGTATTGTATGCCAACACGTCAAGCAATACTGACATGTTTGAACCCTCAAAGTTATAATCTTTAAATTGAGTCTGTGATTGTAAATATTGTTTAAATTGAGTTTTGACCGCGTCAAAATCTAATTCTGAAATGTTTAACTTGGCCATTTACCGAGTCCTCTCTAAAAATACATCAACAGATATGGGTTGTTGATTATTTGATATGTAAAATTCAATTTGTATCTTAACAACGTTATCGTCGATATTTGAAGTTACATTAACGTCAATAACCTCTGCTCTTGGTTCATACAAGTCGAGTGTTGTTCTTACTTGATCCTCAATCATTACCATTACGCCAGGTGTTATGTTTTCAAATAACATTGCTCTTAAATTACCGCCAAGTGCTGGCTGCATTAGTCTTTCACCACGGTCAGTTAATAATAAGTTTATAATTGATTCTTTTACTGCATCTTCATCTTTATTAAGAGTTAAATCTAACGATAATGGACTGACCTCAAGGTTCTTCTTGAAGTCAGAGTATATAGAGATTTTCTTTTGTCTCTGCGTTAATAAATTTACAACCATTGATTGGTATCCGATGCTTTATAGTTATTTATAATCATTCATTTAAAATAGCTTCAATCTGATCTAAAAATTCGTCTGTTGGTAGTGGGCCGCGAGGTGTCATAATTGGAGCCAGAGCTCTTGTAGTTTCAGACTGTAGGTCTGGTAGTTTTGATTTTATAATAGTACGGAAATCTAAATTAATTTCGTACGATCTACGATCTATATGTAAAAAACTGTTATAACGAATGATGCCATTAAACCCTAAGCTTCTAGCAACAATAATAAAATCATCTGTTTCTTTGGAATAAGGATCAAACCCTGACCACGATAAATCTACCGCAATACCAGATGTGTGCATAGAAGTTTTTGCAACTGTACCATTATCGCTACCTTCTTTTTCAAGCATTTCTATATATAATCTATCCTGATGAGTTTGCGATCTAAAGAAACTACGACAAGAAAACGGTCTTTTAAGTCCTGCCTTATCCCATAACAATATAAGAGAAGCTTTTGTTTCTGGTGTTAAACCTTCCCAACCTTCTCTTGTAAGATTTGAAGTTGGGTGAAGTCGAATTTTAGGATGCCTTTGTGTAACTATTTCATCCCACGTAGGTATGTTGTTATAAGTTTCGTCAGGAATAGGCTCGTCATTACCTGCTTCAACTAATTTATTTTTTGCTTGTCTAATCATTTCTGCTCTATAAGAATC